CGATCCGTCTGCTGACCAATCGTCTATCGTTATGAGTGGGATGATGACAAAAAGAAACACTCCGATAAGCCGGTAGACGATTGGTCAGCAGACGGATCGGACGCATTTCAGGGTTTAGGCATGGTCTGGGTAGAAGAGTCTATTGGCGGTAAACGACTGGGGCGCACAAGGTCAATAATCGGCAATATAAATACTGGACAGCGACAAAGTTATACAAATAATGTACTTGATAGAGGTATGAGTGCTTATAATAACAATGTATTGCGAAGAGGCATGGGAGCATGAAATCTATAAACGCGAGCGAAGGCTTATTAAAGGCCGATTTTAAGATAAACAAGGAGCCAAAATGACCAAGAGCGATGATTTTTTATCAGGTGGTGGCGGGGTTGACCTGCCTTCAAAACAAGCTGAAAACGTAAAGCGGACTGCTGAGGCATTACCGCAGGACACAGAGGCTTCACGTACGAGTAAGCGGCTTTCTGCTTCATTACTGACGAAGGGTTTCACAAAGCCAGCTCTAGGATTACCTGGGCTAAGGGCTATTAACAAAACAAATGTATTGGGATTGACGATTTAGGATTGACCAATGGTAGCATGGAAAGAAAAAACATTATACGACCGAATACTTGATCGGTGGATGGAAGTTGAGGACAAGTACTCGACGCTTAATACCAACCGTGAGCAGATAATCCGTATATTCAGGAGCGACGAGAAGCCAGAGTCTGGGGAGAACAGGTCCACAGGTAGTGAGAATACCGACATGGACTTGCTCGGTCAGGAGATTTATAACGGTTCTGGTCCGTGGTACTCTAAGAGCATGGCTACAGGGTTCCAGGGTTCGCTCGTCTCAAAGAATATTGCTTGGATACGTTATCAGATGGGTCAATTCAGTCTTCGTGATGTTGACGAACTTGATGTTTGGCTGCAGGATATTAAAGATCACATGACCGAAGCATATCAAAAGTCTAATTTCTATGATGTTCAGCCACAATTTACACTTGATGGGATTACCACCGGTTCACCTGTAATGTTTGCCGAAGAGCAGACATCTACGGGACGCACAATGTGGATTCCTCAGTATTACCGGAATGTACGGCTTTACTACGACAAATTCAACGAAGTCAACGGACTTATTGTTCGTGATAAGAAATGGACTGCAAAACAAATACATGATAAGTTCATAGGCGATGATCCAGATGGCAGTAAAGCCGAGAAGATGCTGACAATGGCGGTTAATAACGCATTAAAGGCTGGCAAGCTCAATCAGGAGTTTACGGTATTCCGTGCGGTATTCAAAGTTGACCATCAGATATGGAACGGAACCGGCGATAACGCTTTCAAGAAGCCTCAAGGTGATTGGACCTGGCTTTCTGTTTATTTCTTAGAACTTGCTGACTTGGACGCCGCGAAGAAGAATACCCCACTAAATAAGAATATGGGATTCTTTTCCCAACCTTTTGTTAATTGGGACTTCGATAAGAAGCCTTGGGAGTCAGCGAGTCGCACCCCGGCATGGTATGCGATTTGGGATTGTATGGGACTTCAACAGGTCCATAAGAACTTTCTAGAGAATGCCCAGCTTCAGAACAGAGCGCCATTTATTGCTATGGACACAATGAAGGGCAATATACATTTATCGCCAGAAGGTGAAATGTATGTCGATAAGGCCAATTATGACCGTCCTCCAAAATCGCTTGATATGGTTGGTAATCTGAATATACCGGCAGAGATAATCGATGTGTATGATGACGCATTGCGCAGATGGTTCTTTATTGATAAGTTTGAAATGTTCAATTTACTATCGAGAAACAATAAACAGCCTGTAACAGCAACACAGATTTTCCAGATGGCAGGCGAAAAGGCTACTTTGCTAAGCCCTGCTATCGAGACACATAGTAAATATCTAAGCGTAGCTGATGCCCGGATGGTTGATATTGAAGTTCGTGCCGGTCGTGGGCCGTTCGCTCCGGACACTATGGAGAATATAACCGATATTATCCGCGGTAATAGCGATGAACAAGTTACATCAATCTCCATTCAACCGACGTTTATAGGCCCGCTGGCGCAAGCTCAGAAGCTTACACAGGCATTGGAGCCGATCACTACCGGTATTGGCGTACTGCGAGACTCAGGGCTATTAGAAATGAATCCAGACTTGGTTCATGGCATCAGAACTAAGGGGACAATGGATAAGATGTTAGAAGCTGTTGACTTCCCGGCAAGCGAGATCGTCCCAGAAGAAGAATTTAACGAGACAGTCGCAGCATTGAACGAACAAAGAGCACAGCAGTTACAGCAGGAAAACGCTATTGAAATGATGAAAGCTAGCAAAAACTTACAGGGGCCCGTTGATGATACAAGCGTAATGTCCCAGGTTCAGGAGGCTGTGTAAATGGAAAACAACTTTGATTGTTGCGGTAAACGCTCAACAGAATTGTTAGTTCACTCAGACGACGGAAATACCCAATGGGTGTACGCATGTGACGTATGCAAAAGAAAATTTGATAAAACTATTTACGATATGGGACTCGGTAAACTAGAGGCAGTTATATAATGGCAGCTAAAACAGCAAAGCAGACAAGACGAGCCGAAAAACAGCAACGTCAGCAGGTAAGGCAGAACTTACAGGCGCTAACGAATACCGTCTTATGGCGTATAATCGATAACAATGGCGGTATAATGAATATACCAAAGATCGTAATGGATACTGTGCCAGCCAATGCTAAGCTGAATACAGAGTTTGATCCCGGCACAAATAGTTTTGTGATTACAGCGGTAAAGCCGGAAAGCGATATTATTCAACCAGAAAAGAAACTTACATTAAGGAGTTAGACATGCCAAAGGGAATAGGTTACAAGGCAGGTAGAAAAGCGGCGAGAACTAAAGTTGCTCGTAAAACGTCCAGTAAAAAGGGAAAACGTAAATGAGTACAGGAATCCATAAAGCATATATGTCAGCAGGTCCGAATTTCTTAGCGGCACGTCTTGGCAGGATATTTACCAAGATCGAAACCGAAGAAGATAAGGTATTGCACAATGACATGCTTAAGGATGTTCTCGAAATTATTCAGGGCAAAGAGCAGACATTTTTCAGGACTCTTGCCCAGGGTATGATAAATGAGAAGGTGGATAAAAAGAAAAGGTTCCTATTGCGATTGGCACAGAGGATCTTAAACGTAGGACAATAGAAAGATAAAGACATGGCAAATAAAAGTAAAAAGGCAGTTAAAAAAGAATTAGACAATTTAGGTGTTGAGTATGACACTGACGATTACCGAGAACTGTGTAATATGTTGAAGGGTTTTAAACCAACTAGGTTTCCAACTGACGATAAAGGTGATTCCGTTGCCGATGGACCTCTTATCGGTATGCCAGTTGGAAAAGGCTCAACAGATGAACCCGCTCAGCCGCTAGACCCTGAAAGCGACCATCCGGTAATAAAGCGAGCCTTAAAGATCGGTATAATACCTGAGCGGATTGCATTGTTCACGGATATTACCGAACTAGAAAGGCAGTGTCAGTTAATCGAACCCCAGTCAACAGCGACAGTAGGTAAGCCAAAGAAGCAAGTTATCCGAGAAGGATATATTATCAAAGGCGAACCTGAACGGGTTGAATGTATTATTGAAATGTCACCGGCCAGGGCGCAACATGTAGCCCGCTGTACGTACGACGAAGGCCAGCTTGGTGATTTCTTACGCCATAAGCGTATTGATCCCAGAAGTGTGAACAACCTAAATTTCGACCGTTCTTGCACAGTGAACAAACGTGGTGTGTTGGTTACGGTTATAACTATTGATTATATGAAAGAGTAGAGTATGAATCAGTTTTATACAAAAAAAGGTTGGATAGAGTTAGATAATAGCGTTTTCCCACAGAACCCCAAGAGTGGCGATGTGGCGATTATTGATAATTTACAGTTCACATACGATCACCCTGAATATCAGACACCTAAAACATGGGTAATAACAAAAGAGAATTAACTTAGAAAGGTAAACTATTATGGACATAACAGGAATCGAACACGCGTCAATAACAGACGACAATAGGACGGCATTCTCTACGCACATGGAGAAGTTTTCAACAATGGAAGATGCTGCATTAGATGGCATGTCACTTAAGCAGATGACCGGCAAGCCGTTTAAGTTCCCAGAATCTATGGATAAACTGCCTGACGATGCTTCAAGGACTGACTTTACAGCAAACGCAAATAAACTACTTGGGCGAACGATACCTAAAGATTTAGAGTCTTTCGCGGCTGTCAACTTCAAAGAAGGATTGGCGGATGATGCAAAGGTCGATGATGCTCTTATCGGCATTATCAAACAGTGGTCGGTAGATGAAGGTGTGTCTACAGAATCAGTCGGCAAGATGATTCGTCTGTTTAATGGCGATTTGAGCAAGCATATAATGTCGAATGCTGAAACAATGCAGACTGCCGCCGCTGAACAAGCAAAGGCAGACAGGGTTATTGAAGTTAAAGCGTGTAATGACGCATTGTCAGCGCATACCGATTTCGGTAGTGCAGATGCGGTGAATGAAAAGACTGTACTTCTTCATAGGGCTTTGACGAACAATGCCAATCTGTCGGCTGAAGAAGCTAATGGTATCGCTGAATTCCTGAGAGATCGGGAAGGTGCTACAAATCCTGTTTTACGTAGATTGATGATAAACCAGTTCGCCCCACTCGCTGCCGAAGGCTCAAACGATTCGGGCAATGGCGGTGATTCGCCATCAACACCTAAATCAGCCGCACAGCAAATGCCTAAGACGGCAGAAATATTGGGATGGAAATAAAAATATAATAAAAATCGAGACGATGTAACCATTGGTTGCACCTTGCGACTGTCGGAAAGACGACACCCTTTATGCAAGGGTAATTGCAAGGCGAAGCCCGGAAACGGATGACTTCTCCGAAATAATCGTAAACAATAATATTATTTCAGGAGAAATAAAATGAGTACACTAGCTTTAACAGGCAGGTCAAATCTATTTGACGTGCAGAAATTGAAAGCTCCGGACGGCGGGGCTGTACAGGTCACTAACACATTGATTGAGCGGAACGACCTTCTTTTCGATCTCCCGGCAATGCCCTCAAATGGCGGACTGTTTGTCACTGGTGCGAGAACTTCGGCCTTGCCAACATCTACACTGACTAATATCGGTGGTACATGGGGATCGTCTAAGAGCGAGCGGACACCGTTCGTTGAGGCACTTGCTACAACTCGCAGCAGGTTCCAGGTTCCCGAAGATGTTCTACAGACAGAGGGTCCGGAAGTTTCTCAGTTGCTTGTCAGTGAGGAAAAAGACGATCATATCGAAGGTATGGGGCAGACATGGTCAAACCTTGTCATATCAGGTCCAGATGATCAAGACCCAGTACAGAACTCTATCGTTGGCCTTGCCAGTCGAGCACCTTATACATCGATTGATAGCGAGTTTACATATGATACGGGTGGCACAGGCGTTGACCTTAGAAGTTGCTGGCTGATGCAGCCTGGCCCAAGTACTGTTCACCTTGCTTATAACCCTAACCACCCTACACTCGGTGTGGAGATGCGGGAAATGGGCAGAGTATTCGTACAAGACCCGTCTGCTGCAAGTATTGACGCGGCTGAAGGTCGTTGGGATATTATCATTGAATTCATGCTTCAGCAGGGCTTTGTCATTCGCGATCAACGTGCGGTTAAACGTATCGCTAATGTCCCTGTCGGCGGAACAACTACGCCTGGTGCTGATCTTATCAACAATGTAATCCGTGCGGCTAACAAACATAGTTCCACAATGTCTAAGACATGGATGCTGTATTGTGATGCTGACGTTCATACACAGTTGATTCTCGGCGCTAACGATAAGTTGAAAGTTCACTCTTCTGATAAGAATATCTATCAGACTGAACTTCCTATGATCGGTCCAAATATTATCATTCGTAGGCTTGATTCCCTGAACCATGCTATTGGTTCTGGTGAGACTCAGTTGACTTAATTTGAGTCTAAATTTTAACTTGTTTAATTAAGGAGCATAATTATGCTATTAGAAGAATTAGGTGTGCTGAGTACAGCACAAGATTTGACCGATGGGGCTGTTGATAGTGAAAACGTCATCGACCTCGGTACTATCGCTAATGTTGGGTTTACTGACATGTGGCTTGCTATTGAAACAGAGACGAAAATAGGCGCCGCTGCTGGCACTACGTCGACGTATTCAATTGCTTTGGTAGTTGCATCAGAAACGACTCTGGATACTATCAGAACTGTTTTGACTATAGATATTGCTAATGACGTTGCTGATCCGCGTATCGCGGCTGTAAATCGCAATATTGCGGCATGTGAAGTCGGTCAGATGGTTGGAGAGGCAGCGGACGCTACTTATCGCTATATGGGTCTTATTGCGACTCTGGCTGACGGTAACGGCACTGCGACACTATCGATCAATGCGGCTATGTCACCGAGTAAACCCCGGACAAAAGACAATGTCCAAGTAATCCGTTCTAATGTGGGCTTGCCTACATAATGAAATGGGCGGCCGGCTTAACCTTTCTCTGGCCGCCCTTTAATTTACTTTTAAGGAGTAATCTAATGAAGAAGTTTCTAATTGTTATATTGCTGTTCGCCTGCCTTGCCGGGACTGCCCAAGCTGCTCTTAGTTTTGGGCAGTCGTTTTACGACAAGAACGTACGAACGGCATTTTCTAAAACATCTAATGACCCATTACGTGGGTTTATCGGCGAAGTTGAAGGCATGTTGGACGGGACGGGAACATCGACCCTGATAACAAACCTTCTCTTTGATAATAGTATAACGTCTGATCCAACATCTACGGAAGGTCGGCTATATTACAACACTACATCTAACCTGTTTAAATTCTACAATGGCACTTCCTGGGTTGATATTGAGGCCAATACAGGCGGTCTAAGTCTTGATGGCTCGTACAATCTTGGAAGCGACATTACTGTTGATAATGGTGTTATGACGTGGACAGCTACGGATGCGGCAGACAATGTGATTTTGACTTTTGTGCAGTCTGATACCGGAACTACTAAGGCTGTTACGCTGACTAATGCTGGAACCGGCAACACTATTGACATTCAGGGTCAATCTGGCGGAAACGATATTGAGGGAACTGACGACACTTGGGGCGTTACCGGAGCTGGCGTAGCAACCCTTGTCGGGCTTGTAACCAGTACCGGCGATGTTACTTTCACAGGTGCAGCAACCGATATTGTCCACGATGCCTCTGCAAGCCAAATGGAGTTTAAGGATAGCTCTTTGCTCGTGTTTGGTACAAGTGATGATATTTCGCTTGCTTACGATGGCGCTGGTGACGATCTTAATATCTTATTTGATGATAAAGAGATTGCTTTCGGTGTCGATGGTGGCGGTGGTGATATTGTTATATTCTCAGAAACAGCAAGTTCTAAAGTCACATTCACGGAAGCTACTGATGATCTGCTATTTGTTGCCTATGATATTGATCTTGATGATAACTCTAATTTAGTTATCGGATCTGACGACGAATGGGTAATTGACAATGCTTCTGAGGTACTAACTTTCTTGCCTTCTGACGCTACTGACGATTTTGTTATTGCACTTGGTGACGCAACGAATACCACAGATTTGAACATTTTTGGTGCAACAGCAAGTACAGTATCGTTTGATGCTTCCGGGGATCAAGTGACGTTTAATGCTTACGATGTTGCGCTTGGCGATTCAGATACGCTTGAATTTGGTGATTCTACCGATGGTATTATACAGTGGAATGCTTCGTTGTTAAAGATCGATGCGGTAACGACTACTGTTGGCACAGCTTTACAGATCGAAACAACCGATGGCGGAATTCATCTTAACGCAGACGGAGCGACGAATGGTGACATTCTGATTGACGCTGCAGACGTTCTGACTTTCACATCTGCTGATACTAAAATCTTTGATGGTGCTGCCGCTGAAACATGGGTCGTTGAAGGTACTGCCGATGGTTTTGAAGCGACTGTTGTATTTACTGATCCCACTGCTAATGTAACGTGGACATTCCCCACTGCTGCGACTGACACATTTGCTGTCATGGCCTCGACGCTTGTGACCAATGCCCCTGAAATAGCAAACTCTGTAACAGGTGGTACTAATCAGCTTATTTTTGAAGGGTCTGTTGACGCTTTTGAGACTATCCTTACGGCAGAAGACGCAACCGCTGATGCAACTATTACTTTTGCTGACGATTCCGGTGATAATGTTTATATTGCCGAAGCTGGATCAACAACTAAGGATGGAACGAACGCTGCATTGCCACTAACCGATGCGTTGGTGCTTGGTACAAGTACGGCAGCTTCAGCATGGTCACTACCTGACGGTGAAGAAGGCCAGATATTGACCGTTTCTATTGTAACCGATGGAGGCGAGGCCACTATAACACCTGACACTGCAAATGCTTCGTGGGCTACAGTTGTTCTTACGGATGATATTGACACTGTAACATTCTTATTTATTGATGATGCGATAGGATGGATGATATTAGGTACTGCAAGTGATGGGACTAATATTGTTGCAGTAACACAGTAATAATAACGGGGCGGGCTTGGTCCCGCCTCATTTCTTAAGGAGTATTATCATGGGACAAGGCGTAGGTAGAGACAATAAACGCTCAGTGTTCAGAATTCAAGTACCGCAGTTGGTGTTTCCTAATGGAGCCACTGGTGCTACGTTAACTCAGACAGAAGAAGTCAATATTGATGGCGCTGTAAAGCAAATAATGATCGGGTTAAATGACAATACTGGCAATGCGACTATAACATCTGTATCGCTCATTGATAAAGCCACAGGATCAGTTCTATTCGTCAGTGACGGAGTGGCGGAGAATACAGATGCGGCTCCGATTGTTCAGCAGTTTATGACAGTTTCTGGAACTGATTTACCATTGCATATATTGAGTAATAAGACAATTACAGTTAGTGCTTTAATATCCGGCGATCCGGGCGCTTCAACTGGTTTGTGTGATATAACACTTATGGGAGACTAAAAATGACTACCGAAACGGATATTTGCAACATCTCACTTGGGAAGCTTGGCGGTGCAGGTGATGCTCTTAACGGCAACGCTTTCATATCGTCTATTGATGGATCGGATAAAGTGTCGTCATGGTGCAAGCTCAACTTTCCACGAATAAGACGGAGAGTGATAAAAGACCTTGCGACAAGGAAAGCACCATTTCGTTCAACGGTAAGGTTTCTTGATTTAGGCACTGAATTAGATACTACGCCGGATATAGGACAATGGGAACATGCCTTTACTTTGCCAGGTGATTGCCTTGAGGTTGTGAGCCAATTTGATGAAAACCTTATAGCCGCCAGGACACAATCAAGACCATACCAGGTTCGTGCTCAGGTAGAATATCAATGGGAAATGGTCGCAGACGCTACCGGCAATGGCAAAATATTACTAACAAATACTTTAAGTAATACCGACAGAGACAGTGCGTTTATCGAAATTATTGTTGATACGCCAAATACAACATCTTTTTCAGAAGAAATGATCGACTGTATAGCAACATTGCTTGCGTCAGAAGTTGCTCCCGTTATCGGTAGGGATATGGAAGCCAGTAATGTAATGCTTGCTAAATATGAACAGGTTGTAATGCCGAATGCACAGGCAGAGAACCAAAGAGGATTTAATAATACAGCGAGAAGTATACCTGATTGGGGTGGTGGACGTAGTAAAGTTCTCCCAACAAGGGAAAGATTCGCTCCAACCACAACTTCAACTTAAGGATAAGAAAATGAAAAATGTAATCTTTTTGATCGTATTGTTATTTACAATCTCCGCATTCGGTACGGTGTCTGATGGCGAAACGGTTCGACAGTCTTTTGCCCCGAACGGATCAACGACAACATTCACCTTTACCTTTGCTTGTAATTCAAGCGACGATGTTTTGGTTTACGCTCCGTTGACTTCTACAGGCGATCCCATAGCTGCACTGGTCGAAGACACAGATTACACTATTGCACCGACTAGCAGCAGTTACCTTAATGGCGGTGTTGTTACAATCAGTCCCGCTTTAGCCTCTACATTTACAGTTAAGATCGTACGACGGATTAAACAAAGTCAAGAGACTTCGTCAGGAGCAATAACCGCAACATCCATTGTCGCAGCATTAGATAAACTTACAAGGCAGATACAGGATGCAGAGGATAGAAAAGACAGGTCATTACATTTACCTGAAAGCGATAGTGTTTCTTTTGATATGACAATACCGAATTCAATCGACAGAGCTGGTAAGGTATTAAATTTTGATGGAAGCGGCAATGTTGGTGTGACTTCAGGTACAGATACGTTTACCGTCGTTAATGGTGTCTATGATGATATTATCGCGGGTGACATTATCACAAAAGGCCCTATAATAGATGTTAGGGCTTTCGGGGCGTCTCCAACAGCGAGTGCCGCAGATAATGTGACAGCGTTTAACGCAGCTTTCGCCGCTGCGGTTGACGGAACTACTGTTTATGTGCCAGCAGGAACATATAGTATTGATGATGACCTTGTCACTTCAGGAGTAATCAACTTTAATCTGGTTGGGGCTGGTCAGAAAAAGACTATCATCAGCCAGACAAATGCGGCTGCAACTACTTTGAACTTTGGTGTTCACGGCAGAAGCACTATTAGTGA